ATAATTTTCTACCCGCAAATATTCTTTAAAATCAGTCTCGATGCAATGTACCAATACATCCAATTTTGATACAACCCAGTCAAAGGGATAGGTTTCAAACTTGTGTTTCATCTCTTTGATGAGAGATGCAGAAGTGCATCTATGTCCAACTGAAAATAATATGGTCTTTTCTACAAGAGCGTTGTCAACAAGTCCGTCGTGCAAATCGTCCGCCATATTTATAAAATAAATTACTTAAAATATAAGATTTTAACTAATTTATAATTATGGTTCATTTACAATATCTTTTTCACCAACCAAAATCCTGCTAAAGCCCCCAATATTTCTGCAATAGTATATAATATAAAATCCATTTGGGTGATTTTCTTAGATACCATAAATCCAAATGCAATAGCAGGATTGAATGCACCGCCTGATATTGCTCCACCTAACAAAACTGCGATTGCGAGTGCGGCGCCAATAGCTAAATAATTGCCAGTGGAAAATACTGCAAATGAAAGCAACAACGTTCCGAGAAATTCAACAATATATTTGTTCATTTGCTATAATATTAGAAAATAAATGTATTCAATAAAATATCTATGGCCTTACCATTTTGTTTTTTTGACGCTTATTTTTGGCCCCGCACCTTTTTTCTTACTATTACCCGGGTCGTACTTTTCCTCTTCATCGTCAGAATGCATGTCTTTTGAAAGTTCCCAAAACTCTTTGGACCCCAATTTAAAATCATTATGTGAATCTGCCTTGTACCAAAAAACCTGGTCTTGTAGTTTATTCGATTTTGCATTGTTGTTGATTACTAAACACTCGTAATTTTCAGTGCATTGGTCCATCACCTGACAAAATGATTCAAATGTGGGAAACATACCTGCATAGTTTTCAAAAATACGCTTGCGGTTTGCAATATACGGCTCACGCAAAATAAAGACATAATCAATATTTGTACGAAGTGCAGGCGGAATACCCAACGGATATTGCATGGTAATTATTAACATGACTTTCCAATGACGCCCATTCATAAACAACAAGCGCATCATCTTGTCTCTCGACCAAGTGTTATCATATAAACAATCATCCAAGATGACAAATGTGCGCGGGTCTATTGTACTACGCTTAAATGTTTCAACCTCCTTTTTGATTTGTTTTAAAACAGACCGCTGACGTTTTAGGATGTTCTCAATGATTGCAGTATTGTATTCATTATGAATAAATAGTTTTGGCACAAGTTTACCATAAAATCCGTTGCCTTCTTCTGTCCCTGAAATTACTGTGCCGATGGGTATGTCTTGATGATAATATAGCAAGTCACGAACTAAGAAACTCTTACCTGTATCACGACGTCCAATAAGCACCACAACAGGCCCCTTGCTTTCATTTGGCTTAAAACTTATACTTTTCATGTCAAATCTTTTTAATTCTAATGTCATATCTTCTGTATATATAATTCATTTTAGAAAAAGTGGAGGGAATTCTACGCAATCACAATCACTTAAGCCACAAGACATTACATTCTATTTGCGTTGAATCCCTTCCACATTTTCTAAATGCGAAGTATATGAACGATATAGTCAACTATAAGAAGCGTAAAAACACTGAATTATTCAAATCTTTAGAAGGATTCGATTTAGTTCAGACCCAAAATTATATTCCAATTTATACTAAACTAATGACGTTAAATGAAACCAATTTTAATAGTGTCAATTTGAATCATGCCTTGTATATTACCAATGTGATTAATAATGTCGACGGCAATCAAAATCTATACAAGTGTTCGCTGAAAAATTCCACTGACGACCAACTTAAACTAAAACCCAAGAACATATTTTGTAAGATGGCTCCTTTATTAGACCCAATAAGGTATTTGATAGGTAAATATGACGTCACGGATAATTCATTGATGAATTTGCCTTCCATAGATTCTACGGCTTCTTCTGTCAATTCAAAACTATTAGATGTGAATAATTCAGCCTATGTTGACAGCTTTTTTTCTCATCTAACAAGTCAATTGTTATCTAAGCATGGATTTATACACGGAATAGAGTTTTATGGTTCATTCTTGTCTATTAAGAAAAACTTTAAACTAAATGTCTTTGACGACTTGGATTATTTGATCAAGTCGGACTTTTTCAACAAGAATAAAAATCAGCTATTTCAGATTGAAGATTATAGTGCCTTGTTTGATGATGACACAAGTAAGAAGAATCTCCCCGCTATTAAAATTGACGCAACTGGGAAGGATTGTAGTTTTTCAATTGATCCGATAGAAGATATACTTTTTAATGAAGTATTTGATACTTCTCAACCTGATGATAGTGTATTTGCATTAACAACGGATAATTTAAAAGAATTGAGTATGGAAACATTTGCACTTAATGCGCCGAGTTCTCATAATTCCGAGACCATGGATTCAGACAGCTCATGCTCTTCTAGAACAAGTCATACGAGAGACTCGGATAGTTGTGGTGATGACGACTCTACAGAAGAATGGACCGATGAAAATAGTGAGGGTGAAGATGGCGATACCAGTGAGGACGAATGTATAAATGTAACATTTCCGAAATATCCTGTGCAAGTTATTTGCATGGAGCAATGTCAAGATACGCTGGATAATCTCATGTTGAAAACCGACATGGACGAAATTCATTGGATGTCCGCATTGATGCAAATTATCATGACATTAATTACCTATCAAAAGGTATTTGCATTTACACACAATGATTTACATACGAATAATGTAATGTATGTGCCCACGGATAAGAAATTCATATATTATTGTTTCAAGAATAAGTATTATCGTGTACCGACATTTGGTAAAATATTCAAAATCATTGACTTCGGACGAGGTATTTATAAATATGATGGAAAGGTTTTATGCAGTGACAGCTTTAGTTTTGGTGGTGATGCGGCGACCCAATATAATATTGAGCCCTATTTCAATGATAAAAAACCGCGATTGGAGCCGAATTATAGTTTCGATTTATGCAGATTGGCTTGTTCCATGTTTGATTATATGGTTGACGATATGGATAGTATCAAGGATTTGACTAAATGCGATACTATAACCAGAATAATCGTCGAGTGGTGTTTGGATGATAATGGATTGAATGTCTTGTACAAGAATAACGGGGCGGATAGATATCCCGATTTCAAGTTATACAAAATGATTGCGCGATGTGTGCACAAACATACTCCTCAAGCCCAGTTGGAACGCAAGGAGTTTAATGCGTTTATATTCCCCAAGAAACAAATCCCTGGAAATGAAAAAGTGATTAATATTGATGAATATCCGTCGTATGTGTAAATTAATTTGCGATGATGTATAATAAAAATCTATGTAAAAATTTTATTATACTTTTAAATGTTGCAAAACAAAAATATTTATTTATCTCCTATAATTATAATATAATATCTTGTTCGATGGCGTCGTTTGGGTTTATTATTACTCGGCACGTTAATTCCGAAAAAACAAATAAATATTGGAACCATGCAGTAAGAAGTATACGACGATTTTATCCATTTAGAAAAATAGTCATTATTGATGACAATAGCAATCAAGCATTTGTAAGGGCTGATTTCGAGTACAAAAATATTCAAATTGTGGAATCCGAGTATCATGGTAGAGGAGAATTATTGCCATACTACTATTTTCACAAAAATAAATACTTTGATAACGCGGTTATTTTGCACGATAGCGTGTTTTTCCACAAACGAATTCATTTTGAAAAATTCAGCAAGGTAAAGGTTCTTCCCATATGGCATTTCGACTTTAATGAAGATATGGCAAATTGTCTACGACTGGCCAGATATCTTGATAACTCAGATGCAATTCAGTTTAAAGTATCGCCCGACACGATAAGCATGTTAACGTATAAACCAGCTGACATTTGGCATGGATGTTTTGGAGTGCAAAGTTACATTAATCATGATTTTCTCTCTAATATACAACAAAAGTATAACGTTTTCCGGTTATTAGATGGAGTTTTGACTCGCGCTGACAGATGTTCCTTGGAGCGTGTAATGGGTGTTATATTTCACGCAGAGGCGCCAATGTTATATAAACGTCCGTCTCTCTTGGGTACTATTTTTGATAATCAGCAATGGGGATATTCTTTTGAATCATATTGTGCAGAATACAAACGCATACGTAAGACATTGATCAAGGTTTGGACTGGGCGATGATAGCTGCTGAAATGCGTTTAAAATGTCGGATTATCTGTAAATGCAATTTGTGTCATCGGAGCGCCACCAGACGATTCTTGTATGATGGGCTTTAATTGTTCTAATATTATGAAAGCAATTATCGTGCAAACATATACCAATAACGTATCCTTTACTATCGTCTTTAAAGGCTTGCTCTCTTTCTCAATAAATCGCATCTCAATAAACTTTCCTAAAAAAAATACGAATGCTATAATACCCGAGATAATATATATATTGTCCATGTATATTTTACATGGACAATGTTTCATAACAATTTTACGCATATTCCTCTAACTTAACCTAAAACTTCAATATCATCGATTAACAAATCAGGAATAATTTCTAGACGTTGTGGTTCAATATCGTGGACGTCCAACTGACCCAAGCTTATATTTTCGTTGAATATTTGTATTTTACCGCCTGAACTATCTGCGTCATCGTCATCATCCGTCTCCAACTTTCGTTGTTCATTGCGTATATTGCTTAGTTCTTCTAGCCGTGCGATATCCTTTGGAGCACTGATTTGTTCTTCCTTGTTATTTGTGTCAATCGCCATGTCCACATTGTTAAAACTTAATTTGGACGACATTGGTGTAACTTGTGGCTGCACCACAGGAGCAGAGCTAATACTATCAGCAAGGATTTCGTCTGGCATGGGCGTTTCTTTGATTTCTTCAACAACATCGTCCTCAATAGTTTCGTCCAAATACGCGCGCAAAATCATGTCAATCGGAATACTTTCTCTCACGGCATTCAAGATACACTCTTGTATGATTACTTCCAATTCTCTGTGATTTTTTTGTGTTTGAAGCGGGGGAATATTCGTCTCAAATAAATAGACATTCTTGTAAATCTTTCTTGCGACATGTATATAAACTTTATGAATAAAGTCTTCAAACTTCGGAATTTGTATGTCAACCTTCTTCTGCTTTGTTCCTGCGCGAACGGCGGTCAAAAGCTTTAATTGTATTATATGAACACATGTAATCAAGTCGTCTAAATAAGTGCAACCGCTTTTATCATAAATGCGTTTTTTCTCATTTTCAATAATCGCGGGATTCCATTTCGGAATACGACTGATGAAATTCTGAAATGTCATTAAATATTTATCCATTTCATTGTTTGCTTTACACAAGTTGAGAGATTCCTCAAAGATGGATTTAAATCCTTCCACGATTAGCGGGGTTAATATAGTTAATAATCTGGCACCCCA